TGCCCCGTAAATCTCTTTTTTCATGGCTCTCTGGGCGTCCAGGGTTCGCACATTCTGGCATTCTTCACGCCTTACCCGGAAATGTACGCCGTAACGTGCCATTTTCTGCATCATGGCAGCGGTGACGATATGATCCGGATACTCATACTTTGGCAATGTCCGGGACTTTTCCTGCCTCAGCTTTTCCGTTGTATCATTCATCAGCCTGGTCAGCTCCGGTGATGTCTCCGCTGCCGTTTCCGGTTCGAAGCTGGTGACGAACGATGTCTTCACCGTTGCCCCGTTTTCGTACACGATCGAACAGTCACACACAATGTGGTTCATCCTGTCCCAGGTAGTCTTACTAGACAACACCGTGAGTGCCGGGGCAAACAAAAAGAACGGGATGCCCCGTTCCAGATAAAATTCATATATATTTTTCAGGATGGAAAAAGGTGGGTTGTCCACCACCACACATCCCGGCAGGTACTCGTCTTTTTCGTAATCGCCGCCCGGCCAGAATGGGCGGATCACGTTCCCAGGATCGATATTGTAACGTTTGCAAACCCAGTCCTTTATGACTTCGTATATTTCCGGCGGCGTATAGCAGTCGTCTGTCGTTTTCTTCGGTTTGAATTTTTCGACAAATTCCTCGTAAGTTTTGCTTTTTATGTTTCTCACCTCCTTAAAAATGGGTACAAAAATACCACCGGTCTCTCGACTGGTGGCATCTATTCTTTATGATTTTCACAATTCATACAGATCTTTTTGTATTCCGATACTGAAAAAACTTCCTTTGGCACTGTCCAATCAGGTGCCAGTCCCTCAACATTCATAAGGATGTCATAGCATACAGCATCATCAATCTGCTTTTTTAATATCGGACACATGACTGTTCTTTCCTGCATATTTCTCTATCACCTCTCGGATTTTTAAAGTATTTTCATCAAATTCTTTCTTTGTAAATGCCGTCCGAATATTTTTATTTTCTACATCTACATACGTTGCTCCATCTTTGCTGTAATAATTTACAAATCTGCCGTTCCATCTGGTAAGAGACAAATCCGATTCCGCAATAAATCGTTCTGCCTCTCCACGACCGACCATATGTGCCCGTTCTGCATTTATATGTTCCGAATCGTAAGAATAGTCTGAAACATCCAGTTTTACCGGATGTACCTTTGCAATTCCTTTGATTCCTGCTTCTTTCAATGCTGCCTGAACATAATAATCTCGGCTGCTATTTCCAGGATTGCTTTCCAGATAATGTTTTAATGCTTTAAGTTCTTCCCACTTCTCAGGGTCATTATACTTCATCTGCCTGAAATCCGCAAGGCTTCCAGCATCTTCTTTCAGCACTTCCCTGTACCGTTCGTACTGGTTCGAATCAATCTTAGCATTCCGCATCATTTCCGGCCTATAGCGTGCGTTCTGCTGTTTCGTGTTGGTCGCTACCTTGCCCAGTCCATCCTGATAAATTCGTTCACGCTGTTCCAGAAGTCCCATCTTCTTACTGAATTGCTTGTACTCGTTCAGCTGTCCCTGATACCTGGCTTTTTCCAGCATGATGTCGTCCTTGTCAGCTCCTGCTTCCTGCAACAGCCGTATCTTCTGACGCTGGGCACGCATGGCGGTCTCCATCTTCCTCTGCTGCTGGGTCTGCTCGTAGGCATTGAGCTGCCTGCCATTCCATTCCTTGGTCTGGGCTTCTTGCCGTTGAACTGTACTGTGTCGCCGATCCGTGCCACTTCATCGCCAATCCTCACCCCCTTCAGCTCTGCGTGTCCGTCAATGTCCCGGTATAAGAATTTGATCGTTGTGTAATTGATCCGGCTCGCCAGCCATTGTGGTGCAAGCCTGTCTGCGTCTTTTGTGACGGTGTAGTGTTCAGTCATCACTCCCAACTCCTTTTATTCAGACCTTCCACCAGTTCCCTCTCACGCTCCGAGAGCCCATAACGGATGACGCTTCCTGCATTTCCTGCCGCCTGCTTTTCTGCCGCCTGCTTTTCTGCGTTCTGCTTCCTGGCTGCCGCCTGGTCTGACAGCAGGAGTCCTGCCCCGTAAATCTCTTTTTTCATGGCTCTCTGGGCGTCCAGGGTTCGCACATGCTGGCATTCTTCACGCCTTACCCGGAAATGTACGCCGTAACGTGCCATTTTCTGCATCATGGCAGCGGTGACGATATGATCCGGATACTCATACTTTGGCAATGTCCGGGACTTTTCCTGCCTCAGCTTTTCCGTTGTATCATTCACCAGCCTGGTCAGCTCCGGTGATGTCTCCGCTGCCGTTTCCGGTTCGAAGCTGGTGACGAACGATGTCTTCACCGTTGCCCCGTTTTCGTACACGATCGTGCAGTCGCACATAATGTGGTTCATCCTGTCCCAGGTAGTCTTACCATTTAACGCCGTGAGTGCCGGGGCAAACAAAAAGAACGGGATGCCCCGTTCCAGATAAAATTCACATATATCTTTCAGGATAGAAAAAGGCGGGTTGTCCACCACCACACATCCCGGCGGGTACTCGTCTTTTTCGTAATCGCCGCCCGGCCAGAATGGGCGGATCACGTTCCCAGGATCGATATTGTAACGTTTGCACACCCAGTCCTTTATGACTTCGTATATTTCCGGCGGTGTATAGCAGTCGTCTGTCGTTTTCTTCGGTTTGAATTTTTCAACAAATTCTTCGTAGGTTTTGCTTTTTATGTTTCTCACCTCCTTAAAAATGGTATAAAAATAGCACGCATCTCTGCGTGCTTGGACTATTTCATAATTTCCAGAATGTCACTTTCTGACAGAAGCATCTCCCCTCCGTCCCGCAAAATAACCAATGCAACCGGTTCATCTGTATCATCTTCATCTGATTTATTTGCATAAGTAAGACAGTCCACTGTACATTCAACTATTTTTTCATCGGATAATCTAACTCTTATATATTTATTATTCGCTGTCATCATATATAACTTTTTTAATACTTCCGGCATATTAGCTCCTTTCTGGCACAGGATGCAAATGTACACCTTTGGACGAATATCTGATTGCAAACCTTTTTGTGTCCTTGTATTTCATGGTTGCAAAATCAAATGATTTACCGATGTATGTATCTGCATCTATATACTCTATTGGATATTCCTGACCTTTTCTGAATTGTATTTTCCCGTTTCCTGCATATTTTTTTATAAGACTTTCGACATCAACATCTTTATAGAACATATCTGGAGCTTTCCCGCTTTTTATTTCGCGTTTTACTCTTTGCTGCCATTTTTTTGTTCCTTGGATATGTTCCATCTGCTTTTGTTGCTTAACATTGATGTTTACATTTCCGTTGCTTAGATCAGCTTTAAACTTATTGATTTTTACCGTTTGTGCTGCATTATCTTTGATACGATTCCACTTTTCAGGATCATTATACTTTGTTTGTCGATACTGTGCAAGACTTCCTGCATCTTCGCCCAAAATATCTTTGTATTTTTTCCATTCCTCAGAGTCTTTCTTTGCATTTCGCATCATTTCCGGCGTATAGCGTGCGTTCTGCTGTTTCGTGTTGGTCGCTACCTTGCCCAGTCCGTCCTGATAGATTCGTTCACGCTGTTCCAGAAGTCCCATCTTCTTGCTGAACTGTTTATACTCGTTCAGCTGTCCCTGGTACTTTGCTTTTTCCAGCATGATGTCGTCCTTGTCAGCTCCGGCTTCCTGCAACAGCCGAATCTTCTGGCGCTGGGCACGCATGGCGGTCTCCATCTTCCTCTGCTGCTGGGTCTGTTCGTAGGCATTGAGCTGCTTGCCGTTCCATTCCTTTGTTTTGGCTTCTTTCTGGTTCTGTTCTTCCAGCCAGTCATCCGGATAGAGTCGTTCAGAAACACCGGGAATGAACGGATGGAACGTATGCCGGCAGTTTGCACCGCACAATCCTGTTACTGTCCCATAGCCGCAGACCGTTTCCAACTGTTTTCTGCTGAATACTTTGCCCTGCCATGTCTGGTGATCCGGCCTCGCACATGGGTGCCAGGACACTTCAAAATACTCTGTATCGAGTTTTTCTGCGTTGTGCTCACTGACCTGTGCCGTGATCTGGTTCACGCCTGTTAGGACGGCTCTGCGTGCTGCCACGTCTGCCCTGTTCGTATGCCCGGAAGCATAATCCACTACCCTCAGCCCGCTGTTCGTCATCTGGGTGACGACTTTCCGGATCGCCGAGTTGTAGTCTGTGCCGCCCGTCACAACGTCCTGGATGGCCGTGTCCACGTATTTCTGGTAGTACTCGGCAAATGGTGTGAACACCCGCCTTCCTGCCATCAGGACTGAAAATCCGTAGCTCTGTGCCATATTAACGAGCGTGTCTTTTGTCTGCTTCCTGGCTGCCTCTGTGATCTGTTGCAGCCACTTGTTTTCCTCCGGCGTCAGGAAATCATCATTGACCTGTTCATAGATCTCCCGGTAGCGGACGTATTCCCATTTCGCTACCTTGTCATACATCTCGAACATTTCCGGCCAGGTTGCCCCCAGTGCCTCCTTGATGATCCGCTCCACCTCTTCCCGGGACTTGCCCATCTCGATCAGGCGGTTGATCTGGTAGTCTGCCGTTGATGTGATCTCACCGGCCTTTTTTATCCTGCGGATGACATCCTCCATGATACGCCGCTCTGCTTCCCTCCAGATCTTCTCAGCCTGCAGCCCCATCCGCTGCACATCCGGTGCTGTCCTCTCCCCTGCCATGGCATCACTCCATCACGGTGTTCTGGACTGGCAGGTTCTTCCTGGCTGTCGCCTCATCCTCGTTGTACCACTTCATACGGTATTCAACCGCAGACATCACACCCATAGAAACGTCCTGGCGGTCCTGCTGCCGTTCGGAATCCTCATCTGTCAGGATGGAATCGTTGAACTTACAGGCAAATTCATAACCGGAATGGTACATGCTGTTATAGAATGCCAGGGCAGCGGCATAATCCTCCAGGCACTCTTTCAGGTTCTCCTGGATCGCTGTCACACGGTTGTATTTCCGTGCTTTCGAGACACGTACCTCAGTCGCTGTCTTAGACACCTCCTGAACGTCTGACAGGTCGCCGTAGGCAAGCCCGACCGTGAACTCGATGTTCCGGTAATATTTCTCAAGGCCGGCAATGTAGGAAGCGTCCCGCATCGCCGGGGAATATTCCCGCAGCAGTTCCTTGTCCTTGCCGTCCTCGATGTTCAGGCCGCGGTACAGGCGTTTATTGAGCTGTGCCATCCGTACGCCCCTGCCCCCGCGTTTCAGTGCACGTTCATCCACATGCACGGCACGCTCGCCGGATTCATACTCCCAGTCGAGCCTTGCCGCCTGAATGTCTGCCTTGCGGATCAGACCTGTGGCAGCGTCAAAGATCGACACCCCGCAGAAAGAACCGTCGATCCGGTTTTTGAGCGGGTTCCGGTAGTACCCGAAGTCCATGCGGTCCATTCCTGGATACGTTACCGGTCCCGGGTTGGTGTCTGCCCATTCTTCCACCGCATCCAGGCTGCATGGTGTACCGAGGTGATTCCGGTCGAGCGAATGGTAGCACTTGTTTTCAATCGTCAGGTTTCCGTTTGTGAAGTAATGACGCTCCATTTTCGTGTAATAGTCATATTCCCCCACCCGTTTAACGGTCAGAAAAGCGACATCGACCGGTTTCCCGGAATCATCGAAGCGGACCGGCACGAACTTATCAGCCGTGACGAACTCGGTCCTGTCCGCCCCCAGCGGCCGCAGGATAAAAGAACCGAAGCCAAGACCATCCTGTAAATTCTCGTTCAGATCCAGCAGCCCCCTCTGGTAAGCCGCATCCGAAAATGCTGTTTTCAGGCTATCGCAGTCGTCTGTAAGAAAAAACCGCCCGGCTCCCATAAGCCTGACGGTCGCATTGATACGGTCATTTACCCGTTTCTTCTTTGCCGGTCTCACGCTGATCCACGGGAAACGCTTCTCGACTGCGTTCCGTATGGAATTACCCAGCACGGTTTCTGCATTGTCCCAGAAGACCGTTTCTACGTTGCAGTATTCGATGGTATCCCAGTGCCTCACAATATCCGCATACTGGTCGATCACATCCTGCACGAAATCGCAGAACAACTCATCCAGGCGGTTGCTGTCGATCGGGTCATCTTTCTCCTTGGCCATGATCCGGCGGGATTTCAGGGCGACCACATCCCGGTAACCGTCCGTGTACCCTCTTGCCACGAACGCATGGCCGGACTTGTTGCCGCCAAAGTCCAGACCGACCTCGATGGATACGATATCCTGCTTCCGGAACTCCTTGCACTCCTGCTTGCTGCCGGTACGTTCTACGATCCTGCACCGGAACGCTTCCGGGTGATCCGCAAACTTCTTGTAGATCGAACCGTCTGCACGCTTCCAGAGCCCTAAGATCAGGCGGTCGTAGTAGATCGTGCTGTACTTTGCCAGCCACCAGAATGTAAAGCCTGCGGCGGCTGTTGCCACGATCGTGGCGCTTGCTTCGCCAATCAGGCTGATTATTTCTCTTCTTGTCATCTGCTTGTCCTTTCCCCGCCTGCTCAGGCGGTCTTGTCACTCTGTTTTTTTCTCAGGGCATCTACTACGATCTGAGACACTCTCTGCATGATCTCTTTTCTTTCTTCTGGTGTCTTTACCATACAGTCATCGTGAATGTAAATCTTGCCCTTTTCGTGATCGATCTCTTTAATGATCATCCAATCACCCCCGTATAAATTATGTAAAAGTGTTTGTTCCGGTTACATCCGCTTTCTTTAATTGACTTCACTATGCTTTTCTCTTATCCTTGTTGTGCAGGCACTGCCATGCCGAGTACAAGAAAGGAGATTGTTCATTAAGGATATAAAGCTTATAAATGTTAGAGGATATGATACCTACTACACTGAATGTATTGATAACTCTGGAAAATATCTTTTAATTGCTATTCCTTCTACCGCAACTAAAGACATTTCCAATATTTGCAATACATTCTTAGAAGGTCACCTCATCACCATGATCGACTATGCCACTGTAGACAATGTTCGATTCATAAAAGCGTATTATTGACTGTAATGTCAATTTGTTTATGCTTTCCCGGATTGGCTGGATCAGCATTAAACAATTTTTGTAATGACCATCCATCTGGTCCCGGGAAAGTAACAACAACAGGCTCTTGCACTTCTCGACCGTTGATTTTCAAAATATCCCGGTCAATATCTGCTTCTAAAGATCTAATACACATGCTTCCCTCCTTACTATTCACTCTCTGTGGCAAACAGGTAATCCAATGTCTGATCTGGAAAAACTTCTCTTTTAATTTTTGTTTGTGATATTTTCTTTCTTGCCATTTCTGCTTCCAGATTCGGAAACATCTTATCTCCTCCTTTTCTTGATTTTTCGTGATTTCTATTTTAGTATACACGATTTTTCAAGAATACCAATACGCTAGTTTCGATTTTTCGAGATTTGTCTTTAAATCTAATGATATTTATATTGATTTTTCGAGATTATAATGTTATTATCAAATCAATAACAGAAAGGAGATTTCTGCATGAACGAACTTGAAACTAACTTAAAACTTCTTATTATTGAAAAATATGGAAGCATGAAGAAATTCTGCGAAAAAGTAGAAATGCCATGGACAACGCTCGATAGCATACTAAAAAGAGGAGTTGCAAATTCAAATATTACAAATGTTTTGAAGATTACACGTGAACTAGGACTTGATGCCGAAAAACTTGTTGATGGTTCAATAGTTCCTATTGAAACTGAACATCTTACCATCGCCGCCCACTTCGACGGTGAAGAATACACGCAGGACGAGCTTGATGAAATCCGCCAGTTTGCAGAGTTTGTGAAGAACAGGAAGAAATAATTATCAAAAAGAGGTGTTTCACAAAAATATGAGAAAGAAAATAGGTGCTTTTTCAGCACAAATAATAGAAGTACTTGAATTGGATATCCCTGCCGGAACACCTATTTATATAGCAGATTCTAATATCGAACACATGAAAATTTCTCATCCAAATGACTTTGAAAAATATGGTGATGAATTAAAAAATATTATCTCCAATCCCGATTATGTTGGAAAAAATGTCAAGGATGATTCTATAGAGTTTACAAAAGAATACTGCATAGATGGAGAATATGTAAAAGTTGCTGTTAGAGTTTCTACTCATAGTATCTATTATGCTCGTTCTATGTATGTATTAAATCCGAAAAGAGTCAAGAATTTCATTGCCAAGGGTACTTTGAAAAAACTTGACAAATAAACAAAACATTGTATAATGAAGTTACAAAAACATAGAATATATTGAATGAAAGCAGAGGACGGAACGGGCAGCCGTCACCCTAGTTGGAGATGTGGGAATGTCACCCCACCTATTTCATTCGACATATCAAGTGAGTAACTTCGGTTGCTCACTTTTTTTGTGGCTGTTTTATTGGATATCTTATCTGATATACTCGAGTGGGAGGTGTTTACATGAATACATACGAGCGTTTACAGGAAGAAGCCTGTGTCCTTGCAGAGGAGCTTGGGCATTACCATACAACCGTGGGCGATCTCCTGGATCAGAGCGATACAGAAAACCGCAAGCAGGAATTAAAAGCCCGCCTCTGGGCATATAACAAGCAGATCGGTCTGATTGGTCTGGTCGATGCATATAAACACGGCTGCCACTCAAAGCACGAAGCCGCTGAGTATCTTGGAGTTACCGAAGAATTTTTTCAGGATGCGATTGATCGCTACCGCTCCAAGTATGGCGTGTGTGCCGAAGTAGATAATTATGTTGTATTCTTTGAGCCGTCACTGGCGGTGATGGAGAAAAGCGAAATCATAGGTACAAGTCTTTGAAATATCATACATACGAGGAGAACTGAGTTATGGGAATCATGGATGCCTTTAAGGGCAAACAATATAAAGAAGAAGTTGAAAAACTTACAAAACAATTAAATCAAATGCAAGAACTGTTAACTCCTGAAATGCAAAATGCGATGCTTTTGCAAGAAAAAATTGATGACTTAAAGATGCAGGAACAGAATCAGCAGCAGGCAGTTTCTCAACTGTATAAAAATATTGAACAGTTAAATAACACCATATCAAAATTAGATAAGACGATCGAATCCAAAAAATCACAAATTGTATGGATGGATGATGAAATTCTTGTTCAGGAATTCGGACTATACACTCCGAAATTTGACTTTGCTTCTTCTCTTGATTATAAAGAAGAACTTGTTAAAATTCGTTCGAAGCAAAAAGAACTTATCAAGCAAGGACGTGCAGTAAGTGGTGTAACAAATTGGCAAGTAAATGGCAGTGCTGCAAAAGGTAAAAAGATGGTCTCTGATACCCAAAAGCTTCTCTTGCGTGCTTTTAACGGTGAATGTGATGAACTGGTTTCTAAAGTTAAATATACAAATTTTGATGCATCGTTAAATAAGATACAAAAATCTGCTGAGACAATTTCCAAATTAGGAACTGTTATGAATATATCTATCTGCCGTGAATATCTGGATGCAAAAATAAAAGAGCTGCGATTGGCTTTCGAATATCAGCAGAAAAAACAGGAAGAAAAGGAAGCTCAACGTGCTGCAAGAGAGGAACTTCGCGAAGCTGCCAGACTGCAGAAAGAAATCGAAGCCCAGCGTAAAAAAATAGAAAAAGAACAGACTCATTATTTGACCGCATACCATAAAATTTCTGTACAGTTACAGACAAATCCTAATGATGCAAACTTAATAGCCAAAAAAGCAGAAATTGAACAGCAATTAGGAGAAATTGAAAAATCCATCAAGGATATTGACTATAGAGAAGCAAACCAAAAAGCCGGATATGTATATGTCATATCTAATATTGGTGCTTTTGGAAAAGACATTTATAAAATAGGTATGACTCGCAGACTTGATCCTCAAGATCGAATTGATGAACTTGGAAGTGCCTCTGTGCCATTCAATTTTGATGTCCATGCCATGATATTCTCCGATAACGCACCTGCACTTGAAGCAGCTCTTCACAGAGCATTTGAAGACAGAAAACTCAATATGGTAAATCATCGTAGAGAATTTTTCCATGTCACTCTTGATGAAATAAAGGATGTAGTCAGAAAGAATTTTGATAAAACAGTAGAATTTACTGATGTTCCTGATGCTGAACAATATCGTATCAGTTTGAAACTCCGTGCTGAACAACCTCAAGAACAACCTGATAGAACGATTGATTTCTTTACACCAAGCAGTTCTTCATCCGTGAAGCAGAAAACCTCCCCAGCAAAATCACCTATCAATCCAAAGAAAGTATTACACACACGTTGGGGAAATTACGAAATGCCAGATCCATATATCCTTGATTTACGGAAAGGTCCTCGTCACGATCTGCGAAAGATTAATCAGTAAACCTCAGAGGCAACCATATATAATAAGATATCAAGAAGGGAGCTGTTTATTATGATGTATCCATTTATGACATTGAATGATGATACTGGTGGCTTTCATAACGCTACCTGCTGGCTTCCGGAAGGCAAATGGGAAGATATCAAAGGCTACAGTGATTCAAAAATGGATTATTTTAAAGATTTTGTCTCATCCGTCTCCCACATTATTATGGAATTATCTTGCGAAGGTGGATTTGATGCTCTGTGCGAAGAAGTAACTCCTGATCCAGAAGAACTGGAAGCCATAAGAGCATATCAGAATGGTGATCCGGAGTATCAGCCTTATATCACTCATGATGAACTGATGAAAAAACTTGATCTGGATGAAACAATTATAAAATTAAAGGAGTTGAGAAAAATAGAATTAGATATTTTGGAGCTGCGTAAAATATGTGTACCAGAAAACATACGCATCACTATGCATGCAGCGAAACGCTTAGAACAACGAGGTATCTTTTTAAAAGATATTATAGCCTGTATCAAAAACGGGGAGAGCATTGAACAATATCCAGATGATTATCCATATCCAAGTTGTCTGATTTTTGGATTGAGTATTGAAAACAGAGTTTTGCATGTAGTTGTTGGATATCATGAACCTAAACTGTTCCTTATAACTGCTTATTTTCCAAATCTGGATAAATGGTTCCCGGATTTCAAGACAAGAAAGGAGACGAAGTCATGACTTGCTTTTATTGTAAAGGAAATGTTGAACCTTCAACAACCACTTATATGACCGATCACTGTGGATGCTACATTATCATTAAAAATGTTCCTTGTGAAAGATGTACACAATGCGGTGAAGAATATTTGGATGGAACAACACTTGAGAGAATTGAAGAAATCGTCCAGAAACTCAAAGGGGTGCTGACTGAAATCGCAGTCGTTGACTATACGCAGGCTGCGTAATTTTGAAATTTAATTAAATAACAAAAACCGCCCCGATGTTACCAGCACCGAAGCGGAGTTGCAAAGATTGTAACCTACGAACCCCGAAGGATTGTGTGGCATAATCTCCATAAGCAAGAGCATTATACCACATATCCTTCTGATTTCATAGGGTGTATTTTTTATACTCTTTTTACATAATATCAAGAAGGTGATTTCATGAAAAACGGTAATTATGCTATGTACCTGAGAAAGTCCCGTGCCGATCGGGAAAACGAAGCCAGAGGCGAAATGGAAACGCTGGCAAGACATGAAAAGCTGCTGTTCGAAACTGCGAAGCGAATGCAGATCACTGTTTCTGCCGTCTATAAGGAGATTGTTTCCGGTGAAACGATTTCTGCACGACCGGTCATGCAAAAGCTCCTGACTGAGATTGAACAAGGCGTCTGGGACGGTGTGCTGGTTGTTGAAGTGGAACGTCTTGCCCGCGGTGATACCATTGACCAGGGCATTGTTTCCCAGGCATTTAAGTTATCTGATACGAAGATCATCACACCGGTTAAGGTGTATGACCCAAACAATGAATTTGATGAAGAATATTTTGAATTCGGACTGTTTATGTCAAGACGTGAGTACAATACCATCAAACGCCGACTGCAGCGTGGCAGGCTGGCATCCGTCCGTGAGGGCAAGTATGTCGGCAACCGGCCGCCTTATGGATATGAGCGTGTAAAAATCCCAAACGATAAGGGGTTCACACTCTCTCCCCTTCCGGAACAGGCAAAAATCGTAAAATATGTATATGACCTCTATGCTTACGGTCTGGATGGTGAAGAAATGGGAACTGCTAAGATTGTTCGAAAACTCAACGATCTGCAGATACCTACCCAGTCCGGCGGCAAATGGATCTCACCTACCATCCGGGATATGTTATATAATCCGGTATACATAGGGAAACTTCGTTGGAACCGCAGAGCTGCCACGAAAAAAGTCTGTGATGGAAAGATTACTTACAGCAGACCTACATCGAAAGAATATGAGATATGTGACGGACTTCACCCTGCAATCATTGATCCGGAAACATTCAAGATCTGCCAGAAAAAGCTTTCGAAAAACCAGAGCCGTCCTGTCGGTCTGGATAAAACAATCAAAAATCCTCTCGGTGGGCTGGTGATCTGTTCAAAATGTGGTCGCAGGATGGTTCGCCGTCCGTACAACAAAACCGGTCAGCGTTCTACTCTGATCTGTCCGTATACACACTGCGATAATGTGAGCAGTCCGCTGGAAGATGTTGAAACAATGGTTCTGGAAGCGATCGCAGATATCGTAAAAAACGAACGTATCGAGCCTACAACATCTGTCATACCTTCCGATACGCTTGACATTTTAAAAGATACCCTAAAGAATCAGGAAACCTCACTGGAGACATTGCAGAAGCAGCAAAACTCTCTGTATGATCTTCTGGAACAGGGAATTTACACAACAGATGTCTTCCTGGAACGTTCCAACACACTGAAAGAGCAGATTACTGCTGCTGACTCTTCTATCCAGAATCTGAAAAAGAAAATATCAGCAGAGCAAAACAGTCTGAAAATCCAGGCAGATTTCATCCCTAAATGTGAACATCTTCTGGATATCTATGATACACTCGATACACCGGAGAAAAACCGGATAATGAAAGAACTGATTGATCACATTGATTACCTGAAAGAAGAAAAGAACGTCCCTTTTACTAAAAAATATGCGAAAGTATTCATTCACGTATACCCAAGAACCCCGGAATAACCTGGGTTCGTAACCTATGACAGCATGGCGGTGCAGACTCTTCTGTTCCGATATCATTTAAAACACCCATGATTTTTCGATTCGGCATTGTAAAACGTTGTGACAGATAACGTAACGATGCCCCAATTTCCCCATCCGGTCCTCCGTACTGACTCATAATAATCTGTGCAATTCTTCCATCTGGATTTTTGATGTTGACCGGATACTGCAGTCTTTTTTCATAATTCCACATATCAGCAGCCTCCTCCTTCCCATGGCCAAGGTGTTTCTACCCACAAGAAACTTTCACTTGCCTCATCATCTGCCGTGTCGATCGTCAGCGGTCCATAATATTTTGCATATTCTTTCAGTGCTGCTGCCCGGCGGTTTTTATGCTCCATAAAATAGGAAAGTGCTGCTTCATCACATGGATGGGTATCCAGATAAAGAAGCATATCATTTACTGCGAAACTACATTCATTTATCTCTTTTAACAGACTTCTTCTGTCTGGCTGTGTCCTCTGCTGACAATCCGCCTGCTCCTGTAGCGGTGTCTGCATTCTTCTTTCCATATTGGGGCAGCATCCTCTCTGCTGATTAAAGCTTGCATTTCGCATACAGGAATTGTTTCCTCTGCACTGATTCATCTGCATCTTCCTCCTTTTCCACAGAATGGTTTTTCCAGGCACGGAAAAATGGTTCCAACCTGAAGCGCATGACATAAAGAAAAAGATTTATCAAATTTCTGCCATGGAACATATGCCATTGCCAGAGCATATTGTTGCAGACAGGAATCCTGGTTCAAACCCTGGCAACAAGAATTTTGGTTCTGCATCTGTGATTCCTTCCATAAAATAATAAGTTCAATATCAGTTTATGAAGAATCTGAAAAATGGTTCCTAATACAGGGTTTTCATCGTTTCAAAAATATGCTATTATAAACAGTAATTTCAAAATATTTTAGCTTAGAATAAGAAGAAAGGCAGTTCATATGGCACAGACAAATACAAAAAGAACCAACCCCAGACGGCGCAGACGTTTGTTAACACTTTCCGCTGATTATTACGATTATAATCTTCTGGCAAGTGTTGTTCTGCTGACCTGTTTTGGTCTTATCATGCTTTACAGCACAAGTGCATACGAAGCTCAGGTCGAATGGGGCAGCGATATGTACTATTTTAAAAGACAGGCAATCTACAGCCTGTTAGGATTTGCGGTAATTTTCATCGCTTCCATGGTTGATTATCATTTTTATTCCCGATATGCAGGTTATTTTTATGTATTTTCCAATTTCCTGCTTTTTATCACAAAGTTTATCGGACATGAAGTCAATGGTGCAAAACGCTGGATCAAGATTGGTCCGATTCAGTTCCAGTCTGCCGAACCGGCAAAACTTGCGATCATTTTATTTATCTCCGTTCTGATCATTAAACTGGGGCGGCAGATGAAGGGATTGAAAGCGCCTCTGATCGTTGCCGCTTTTGGTATTATCACGTTCCTGTTGACCTGGAAATTTACCGATAACTTAAGTACTGCTCTGATCATCTTGGGTATGACCTGCGTTCTGATATTTGTTGCACATCCAAAGACAAGACCTTTTATCATTCTCGGCTGCGGCGGTCTGGCTGCGGCGGTCATCGGATTGCGCATTCTTGTAGCAAACATCGGTACCAGCGACAGCTTTCGTCTGAACCGTATTCTGGTATGGCTTGATCCGGAAAAATACTCCGACAATGGCGGCTATCAAGTACTTCAGGGATTGTATGCCATCGGTTCCGGTGGTCTGTTCGGCAAAGGCCTTGGAAACAGTACGCAGAAAATCCAATCTATTCCAGAAGCCCAGAACGACATGATCTTCTCGATCATCTGCGAAGAGCTTGGACTTTTCGGTGCAGTGCTCCTGACCATTTTATTTGTTTTTTTGCTGTACCGTCTTATGTTTATTGCCCAAAATGCACCGGATCTGCTCGGTTCCCTGATTGTAACCGGTATTTTCGCGCATATCGCTCTTCAGGTTGTACTGAATATCGCCGTTGTACTGAATTTCATTCCAACAACCGGTGTTACGCTTCCATTTATCAGTTATGGTGGTACTTCGATTCTGTTTCTGATGGCAGAAATGGGCATTGCATTGAACGTCTCGCGGCAAATCCGTATGAAATAAGCTGACTGGAGGTATTATACTATGATAGATCTTCATGTGCATTCTACTCATTCTGACGGCACTTTTACCCCCGCCGAACTGGCAGAGCATGCCATCTCGCAGCATCTTTCGGCTTTTGCTCTGACCGACCATGATACCGTTTCCGGTCTTTCTGAGGCATTTGAATCCGTCAGAGATCTGCCTGTAGAAGTGATTTCCGGCATCGAACTTTCCACCGAATACCAGGGCAAAGATGTTCACATCGTAGGTCTTGATTTCGACTGGCATGACTTACATTTTTGCTCAGAACTGACACGCTTTCAGGACTCTCGCAACGAACGCAACCGTAAAATGACAGAAAAGCTGGCCGCAAAAGGAATCGCGGTTTCCATGGAACAGTTAAAAACGCAGTTCGGAGATGCCGTCCTGACGCGTGCACACTTTGCACGGTTTCTATATGAGCATGGCTATGTTTCCAGCATGAGAGAAGCGTTTTCCCGTTATCTTGGCGATCACGCTCCCTGTTTTGTCCCGCGTGAAAAAGTCACACCACAGATGGCAGTCCGTCTGATTCATCAGACTGGCGGCATCGCTGTACTTGCTCATCCAATGCAGTATCATTTTTCTGATGCACAATTAAAAGATCTGATACGCGATCTGAAATCTGAAGGACTAAATGGAATCGAAGCTATGTATTCCACCCATACCCCCTCACAGGAAAAGAAGATCCGTCATCTCGCACAGACAATGGGAATTGCCATATCCGGTGGCTCGGATTTTCATGGCACCAACAAACCAGACATAGACCTCGGTGTCGGACGCGGCAATTTGCACATCCCGGACTCTGCACTTGAAAACTTAAGAAAACACAGAGACAGAAACAAAACAGCATGAAAAGGATTTTTATATTAGGAGGATTTTTATATTATGAAATTCAGAGAACGTTTTATGTTAGGAGAGGTTCCTTTTGACGAAATTTTCTCTTTAACAGACAAATGGAACTTCAGTGATGAGGACTGTACACTCCGCGAATACCTGGGGCTGACTGCCAAAGAAGAAGATATCTGGATCAGCGACAGTGACGATGCACTGGAAGAACTCCTGGAACAGGAAAAACGTACCAAAGCTGTTTTCCTGGATCTTGATGGTACTTTATTTACCGATGCGAAAACTTTTTCCGACGGAAACCGTCAGGTAATCGAACAGGCTCTGGAAGCCGGTCACCAGATTGTCATCTCTACCGGCCGCCCACTGGCAAGTGCCAAAATGCAGGCAAAGGAACTTGGTTTTATCAGAAAAGGCTGTTTTGTCATTTCTTTTAATGGCGGTGAAATTTATGATATGTACCGGAAAAAAAGTATTTTTAAAAAACCTCTTTCCATGCCTCTGGTACGACATATTTTCGATGAAGCGCACCGCCTTGGACTTCATTGTCAGACCTACTCCGACAGTGAGATTCTTACCGAACATGACACCGAAGAAGTGAAACGTTATTCGTCCATCACCAGACTTCCTTACCGTGTTGTTCCGGATGTAACAGCCGCCCTGAAATCCGAACCGGTCAAAGTCCTGGTTGTCGATTACGATAACCGTGAACATCTGGTGGATTATCAGGAAAAAACAAACGAATGGGCAGAGGGAAAAGCAGACCGCTTCTTCTCCAGCAATGAATATCTGGAACATGTCGCACCTGGCATCAGCAAAGGTGCCGCTGTAGCATTTCTCTGTGAATATACCGGCATTCCGCTTTGCAATACCGTTGCCGCAGGCGATGCAGAAAATGATATTTCCATGATTAAAGCTGCTCATATTGGCTGTGCCATGAAAAATGCAGAAGAAAATGTAAAGAAAGCCGCCGACTATATCACCGAGAATGATAACAATCACGACGGCGTTGCTGAGATTATCCGGAAATTTATCTTAGCATAATTTTTATGGGTTTCGTTCGAATCAAAAATGCCAGTATCATGAAGTCATAAAACATATCTCTGTTTTCAGCTTCTGCCCCTGGCACCCTTTTAATATATGGAAACCATTTTATTGTCCAAAGCGTAATATTTTTCTTTTGAAATCCGTTTTCCGTTCCGGTAACATTTCACTTTTCCCGTTGAGCTGCTGTTGGAAAACGTATACTTTGCAATCTTTGACATTTTCTTACCTTTTATCTTGTAGATAGTTATATAAGATTTAAACGCACTCTCTGATTGACTCACTGCAATATACTTATTCTTATAGCAGGAAACACCCTGACATCCATAAAATGTATCATGCATTTTTACTACTTTTCCGTTTTTATAGGTAAAAAGTTCATATGCTCCACGAACACCGGATTCATAGCAGATATACAGTTCCTCAATCCCATCTTTGTTAAAATCATAACGGATTGCTTTCATTCCGCGATAGCCATGTCCGACATAGTGTTTCCGATAATACTTATTATATGCCGCAGTTACCCTGGAAGCAGACGGCTTTGCTGCCATCGCCCGGTGCGGCATTGCAAAACATGCGGCAAACAACAGGCAAAACAGCATGCCCGTTTTGATTATCATGTGTTTCCATTCTTTTGTAGAAATCAAATTTATTCATCTCCTTCCAGATATTTTGCAATGCCCTTTGCCAGTCCTTCTGCCATCTGATCCCGGAAGTTTTCCTTTTCCATTTTGTAATCATCGGACTGATTTGTCAGATAGCCAAGCTCCAGTACCGTTACCGGCATATTACTCCAGTTGATGCCGATGTTGTCATCACGTTCCATACATCCGCCATTTGCCATCCCGGTTTCCTCACAGTAAGTCCCGATCAGACTTTCCGCAAGTCTCCTGCATTCTCCGTACATGGAGCTTACATAAGGATTATCCTCACTTGGAATGATGCAGAACGATCCATTTTTCTCTCCGTTTTTGTCTGAATTTGCATTGATACGTACAAAGACATCTGCCTTGTATTTGTTTGCAATCTGGCTTCGTTCTGTGTTGCTTAAAAGCGTATCATTATCTTCCCTTGTCAGAAATACTTTATATCCTTTATCCTGCAATTCATCTCTTGCCTTTTTTGCAACCTGCAGGCAAAGATCAGCTTCGCTTTGTCCAGAATATGCACCCTGACCATTTTTTGTATATTTGTGCTTTTCTTCTGATGCACCAGGTCCGATTGCTTCCTCCTCCGCGGAAATCGCACATTCCTGCCTGGAAGGATCCAGTACAATTACGGTATCATCCATGGTCACGGAATCAAAATCATATTTGCTTTCATCAATCCCGGTTGCTCCCGGCAACAGTTGTACTGCCGACTCTTTCTGCACAATTTTTTCCCGTGCTTCTGTCTGTGCATCCGTCTGCACTTCTGCTGTTTCCTGTGTTGTCTCTTGCCCTGCCCGTCCACAGGAAACCTGTAAAAGCAGAGAGGCTGAAATGCAGCCACACAGGAGTGTTGTTTTTAAAAATTTTCTCATGATTGTGTCCTCTTTAAAAATGTATGATTATTTTATTTATACTATATCACACCTCATTTTCATTTACAACACATTCAACATTATCATTTTCTGCTTCCGCTCTCTTCTATGTGTTCTCTAAAGCACCAAATTTAGGCTTTTATAGATATGTGTCACTGGCATCGCAGATTAAATCATAAAAAAGCCGATGCCTGTAACATCGACTTTTTTATTTCCTGATTTCTTTTTATGCAACCGTTTCCAGATAGCTTTCCCCCATCTTTCCCTGCACGGCATCCACAATATTGATACAGCAGTTGCCCATTCGGTCGATGTGGTGGATGATGCGGTTGTACGGCTCAGTAAGTTTTGCCTTACATTTTCCTTCACCGACACGTTCTACATGGGATTTTCGCATTTTAATACCAAGATCAAGGATTTTTTCTTTCTGTTTCAGGATATCCTTTGCGGCATCGGTATTGCCGCTTACCATCATCTGCACCGCTTTGGTAAACATTTCCTGAATCAGATGCAGACTGTGCTGCATATCACGCATGGCATCTTTAGAATATTTATATTTTTTCTCTTCTTTATCTTTCAGTGAGAGACAGACTTCTCTGCACAGGGCGCTCATACGATCCACATCACTTAAAATGTACATAATGCCAGCGGTCTGTGTTGCCTGATCTTCAGTCAGCCCACCGGATGCAAACAATTCGGAAAGATATTCCGTGATCCGCTCATAAAGTTTTCTGGTATCCTCGGAATTGCGGATCACTTCTTTGATCTTCTCGCTGTCACCTTCTCTAGAGACTGCGATCAGTTCTTTTAAGTTTCCGCTGACCAGCTCGATACATCTTGCTACTTCTTTGACTACCAGTTGAAGGGCTGCGGTCGGCTGTGAAACCAGTTTGGAATCCAGAAACTGCGGTTCTGCATTGCTGTAGACTTTTTTCTGTCCTTCCGGAATGATCTTCATAACAATCTTGACCATCAGCCAGATCAGCGGTACCCAGATCACTGTCATAGTGATATTAAACAAGGTATGTGCATTTGCAATCTGCCTGGAAATGACTGCGATTTCCGGTCCTTTCGGAGAGAGATACTGGATCAGTGCCGCATATTGTTTTACAAACCAGATAAACAGGAAACATCCGGAAATATTGAAAATGCAGTGTGCAAGTGCAGTTCTCTTTGCATCTTTTGTCTGTCCGATACTTGCAAGCAAAGCTGTGATCGTTGTTCCGATATTATCACCAAGCAGGATCGGAATCGCTCCGGCAAGACCTAAGATACTGCTGACACCGTCAGGTCCAGGCTGTTCTGCAAAATTCTGTAACACTGCAATGGTGGCACTGCTGCTCTGTACAACAAGTGTCATTAAAGTTCCTACAGCAACGCCGAGAACCGGAATATGGGAAACCTGTTCAATCATGTTTGTAAATACCGGACTGGATGCCAGCGGTTTCATGACGCTTCCCATCGTCTCTATTCCAAGGAACAGAAGACCAAATGCAAAAATGGTCTGTCCGATATTTTTTGCACGTTCGGATTTTACTACAAAGCTGATGATAAATCCGACAAAAATAATTGCATAAATATAATCACTTAACTTAAAGGCAATGATCTGTGCCGTCATCGTCGTTCCGATGTTGGCTCCGAGGATGATGGAGATTGCCTGCGGCAGATTCATAAGTCCCGCACTTACAAAACCGATCGCCATAACAGTTGTCGCACTGCTGCTCTGCAGAACGGCGGTTGTCAGCGCTCCTGCCAGAACTCCAAGAATCGGGTTTTTGGTAAGTAATGCAAGAATCCGTTTCATTTTTTCGCCTGCTGCCTTCTGAAGACAGTCGCTCATCATATTCATCCCGAAAATAAACACTGCCAGACCACCGAGCAGTCCAAATATTACCTCTAATGTACTGTTCATGATTTCTCCTTCTTTGTTTTACATACGTTTTCCATTTCAGATTCTTTATAGCTTTAGATGAAAACATTTTTTCGGGGGTTTGGAGCTTTTGCCCGCACCCCCTGCATCACCAAAGCAACTACAGTATAACGATGTAATGTAAAGTCCACGACAGTGTATTGTAAAATCTGTGTAAAGTCTTGTGAGTATATCATACCTTTTTTCACTCAAAAACCTGGTACACGAATCTTACCCTCCACAATACTTTGACTTCTGCCGATCCAGTCGTCTGAAATGATCTTCTTTTCATCTTCCATTCCTTTTATCATAAACAGAGAATGACTTTATTTTATTTTTGTTTTGTAAAATCCTGTAAAAATCTTTGTAAATTTTATGCAAAAAATCACATACCAAAATGCTTTTATGCATTGCAGTATGTGATCTTTAAAGTATGTATATTCTTATTGTTTATGAAATATCTGTACAGCAAATGCCCTGTATTTACATGAGTTTTCTGCTGCTCTATCTATTTTTACATAATTTTGCGGAACAGATCTTTCAGATCTTCTACACTTGCATCTTTTGGATTGCCCGGTGCACATGCATCTGCATGAGCGGATTCTGCCAGGAAATCAAGATCTTCTTCTTTGATTGCTTCCAGTTTTGTCGGGATTCCAACATCAACAGAAAGTTTTCTTACAGCATCGATCGCTGCTTTTCTGTATTCTTCTACCGACATCTCATCGACACCCTTGACTCCCATCGCACGTGCGATCTCACGATATTTCCCGCCTGTGCAGTCCTGGTTGTATTCCATAACGATCGGCAGCATCATTGCACATGCAACACCGTGCGGTGTATCGTAAACAGCGCCTAAAGTATGTGCCATGGAATGTGCGATTCCAAGTCCTACGTTTGAGAATCCCATGCCGGCAATGTACTGGCCAAGTGCCATGCCTTCACGGCCTTCTTTTTTGTTTTCTACGGCATCTCTTAAAGAAGAAGAGATCAGTTTGATTGCTTCCAGATGGAACATATCTGTCATTTCCCATGCAGCTTTTGTGGTATATCCTTCGATTGCATGTGTCAGGGCATCCATGCCGGTTGAAGCAGTCAGTCCTTTCGGCATGGAGGACATCATTTCCGGATCGATCACTGCAATGATCGGCATATCGTGCGGATCTACGCAAACAAACTTACGTTTACGCTCTACATCGGTAATAACGTAGTTGATCGTAACTTCTGCCGCTGTTCCGGCTGTGGTCGGTACTGCGATGATCGGTACACATGGGTTTTTGGTCGGTGCTGTTCCTTCCAGACTTCTGACATCTTCAAATTCCGGATTGGTGATGATGATACCGATTGCTTTTGCAGTATCCATGGAAGAACCGCCGCCGATAGCGATGATATAATCTGCTTCGGAATCTTTAAATGCCTGAACGCCATGCTTTACATTGTCGATGGTCGGGTTCGGCTTGATATCAGAATAGAGCTGGTATGCAAGTCCGGCTTTTTCCAGCAGATCTGTCACTTTTGAAGTAACGTTGAATTTAACCAGATCCGGATCAGAACATACAAATGCTTTCTGAAAACCGTGTGCCTGTGCTTCGTTTACGATCTCTGCAATCGCACCTGCACCGTGAAAAGAAGTTCCGTTTAAGTTGATTCTGTTTGCCATAGTTATTACATCCCTTCTGTAAAATTTTAACGTTTCCGGTAACAATTTTGCTATATTTTTTGTCTGTGTACAAAATCATTACGTTTCGCTTTGTTATTATTTTAACACTTCTGTACAAAAAAGAAAAGTGGCAACACAGCTCAAGTGTAACATTTTGCCTTCTTGACGTTTTACGGTATTTGCGGTATCATTATTTTTATTATAAACAACTATTTTACTATAAATTTTCTCTGCAAATACAGCACAGGTAATGGGTTAACGACATGATTAACCAGTACCCTCGATCCGCAGGCATCATAGTTGGGGTTTTGACCCCAACATCTTATTTATTTATAGAAAGAAGACGATGAAAATTAAAAACCAAAAACAGGGGTTCACATTAGTAGAGCTTATTGTTGTTCTGACAATTCTTGCCATTCTTGCCTCTCTGCTGATTCCATCTTTAACCGGATACATACGAAAAGCGAAAGAAAAAGTAATTATAACTGAGGCCACAGATGTCTGGAAAGCTTCTCAGGCAGCTTTATCAGAATGCTATGCTGTATATCCTGAAAGTTTCACAAATCCCGATCCGGTCAAACCTCCATGTCGCTTTGCAACGGATATAGATGGCAAAAGGATAAGTAATCTGGGCAGAATAACGAATGCTGCTTTAAACGCAGTACAAACCAATCCCAATGATCAGACAGAAGTTAATACATCAAGCAGACGAATCACCCGACAAGTATTATCATATCTGGATAGTGCTGATAAGTCTAATGCCCGTTACCTTTTCACTGCACCTTCCGGCAAAAATACATGGAATACAACATTCCGCGATTATTTTGGTCAAAATCCGAGTTCTAATGCTGTATTACTTCAAATTTTTCATACGACAGATGGAAAAGTTATTGCAATCAACTTTGGTAAGGATGGTTATATGGTAACTATCATTCCCGGAAAGGAAACAACCTGCGTTTATAACGGAAAATCTTTAAAATCTATAGGAGGCTAAGGAGACAGCATCCTTTCCTGTTTCATATTTTCTGCGGTTTTTTCGTTATTTCGTTTTTTCACACAAAAAACTCCAAAAGCCTCATAACCACCAGAAAATAAAGTGTTCATAAAGCTTTCAGAGCCTCTGTAAATCTTAATTCATTCAAGAATGCCTCTGGCATTCTTGCTGCGAGGTGCACGTCATGCATCGCATGACATATTCTTCTGTGCACCTCTGCAATCCGCCGGAGACTATATCAGACTTCGTCCAGTCAATTACTGCATCTGTTTTGCAACTTCTCTAAAGATGTATCTTTATTATCTGATAACTTATGGTATTATTTACCACGTTTTTTTATAAAATCGACTATTTTACAACACTATTTTAGCATTCCAAATATAGCTTAAATTCTTCTTAAACCAAATTTGCTGTTTCTTTCTAACAAATCAAATATGAAACTTTCTCTTTTATTGTATCACATTATTCAAATTTTTGGTTTGCTTTTTCAATTTTGGTTTATTATATCTTTTGTGTTTACATCCAGCGTAAACTTTGCCAATTCCGATTCTTTCATCTCTCCCATAACTTCTGTATATATGTCTATGGTTGTAGAATATGTTGCATGTCCCATTACTGACTGTACAACTTTCGGATTAATGCCTGCCTCAAAGCATCTGGTGCAAAATGTTCTTCTTAATGCATGAGGGCTTACCGGTTCCATGTAAACAGGAACTCTGTTTTCCTGCACTGCTCTTGCACCTTCTTCAAGGTTATAAGCCTTAACTGCTCTAGTTATGATTTTTTGAGCATTATGCCTTATCATTGGGCTTCCCATTGAAGTGGTGAATACCAAATCTGTAAACTCACCTTCTTCACTACGATATCTTTCTCCAAGATTCTCCTTTGTCTGGTCCTGTTGTTTTTTCTGATTAATCAGCTGTTCCTCCACATCACCCATAAAGGGAATTTCCCTTACCGAATTCTGTGTCTTTGTTGGTGACATTCTCATTACTTTCTTTCCATATTCATAATTGCACGTTAACGCTCTTTGAACATGAATTACCTTGTTCTTGAAATCAATGTCACCCCATCTCAATCCTCCGACTTCTGAAACTCGCAAGCCTGTCTGAAGCATTATCTTAATCATTGGATAAAAGTAAGACTGATTTGTCCTTACTGATTCCAAGAAATCATTTTGCTCTTTTACAGTTAAAAATCTTCTTTTGCTTGTGGTTCTTTTCCACGGTACTATGATGTCAAAGCAAGGATTGTCCTGAATGTATCTGTTATTTTTTGCTGACTCCAAACATTCCCTTACACGTCCAAGTGCTTCCCTTAATGTGGATGCTGCTTTTCCTTCATCACTTAACTCTTTCAAAGTTTTCTGAATGTGAATGTTTCTGATGTCTGCCAAATACATGTTTCCAATCTTTTTTCCAAATGTGGAATTATATTTGTTTCTCATTGGGTAAATGGAATTCTGACAAATATTTGGCTCCTTATATGTTTTAAACCATGTATCAAACCATTCGTCCAATGTAATTCTTGCTCCTTCAAGATAAGGATTGTCCATACACTTTATTTTAAATTCAAACTCCAGCATAACTTCCGTAAGGTTCTTTCCGGACACTCTTATCGTCCTTCCATTTATCATTTTTCTAGCTTCATAAGTTCCTCCGGTTAATCTTCTCACATACTTTGGAAGCTTTTCTGTCGTTTTCTCGATTACTTTACTCATATCTAAACTCCTTTTAAAAACTATGAGCCGATATGGTTTTCATCTATAAAAAGATTATAGCAAACTTCGCATATCGACTCAATCAATTTTTATTATCTTTTCGCCTCTTTAATAAGCCATTCATCCAACAGTTTCTTAACAACATAACTCCGATTTCCGATATGTATTACAAAGTCGTGTTCATGTTCTTTTAAAAAGGCTCTTGCATTTGTTTTTCCAATACGCAAATATGTACAAACCTCATCGAGATTCATTACTGCTGACTGCTCGTCATTTTGCATATTAAACATTATTTTCCACCTCCTGCAAGTACTCCTAAGTTATCAATGACAGAAATAAATGTACCTATTAGCTGTTCACTTGTATCAGTTGGCAATGATTTTAATTTATCAATCATTACAACCATTCTCTGTGAGCTAATTCCAAGTATTGTATTTGGATCAGTATTATACACATCTGCAAACTTACAAAGCATTTCCACTGTAAGGTTTCTGCTTCCTCTTTCAAGCTGCATTATGTGTGATTCGCTTTTATCAACTATGTCACTTACTTCTCCCGGTGACAATTTATTTTCTATTCTTAACTGTCTTAAATTAACTCCTGTTTCTATTTTGTCATATTTCATTCTGTTACCTTCTTTAAAATAATATTTGTTATAAATGGTAACTTACATCTACATAGTCATCACGTCTGAATGCCTATCGACTGTTTTCACAACAGAGAAACGCCTTATTAAATCTCCTACACGATAGTTGTTCCTTTTTTCTCTGACCGTCGCCAGTATAAATCTGCCTCGCTATAATACTACTCTTACCACAAAGCCGCACTAATCACGGCGCAGTGCAGATTCACTATTAATATAGTAGAAACCTGTTCTATGTATTTGTAAGCTAAACCTTGGGTTGGTACCTCAATGACTATGCGCTTATTGTAAAATTTTCTGGGGTAATTTAAAATCGAGGATAATACGAAAAGGGGTATGAAAATAGTACGAGATTTAGTAATCTTTTTCACACTCTTCACTGATAATAAACTATCATTATTCTTTTATATAAAAAAGCCAACTAATTCAAAATCATCATCAATTGAATCAATCGGCTTTTCTTAATTATTTAGTTATGCTAATTTTTGAAATGCTTTATTCTTAACTTTAATTAAATTACATACATTATCGTCCAACTCATCAATCTTCTTTTGAGTATCACTATCCTTAACTGTAATGCCTATAATCGTTTGACAATTTTTCCCCAACTCTATTATGCTATCAAGAAAATTTTTCATATCTCCAGGAACAATACTATGTTGTACTGGTTCATCAAATATTAATACTCTTGGATGGTTTCCTCCCATATTCATAGAAACTTGTTGCAAAGCTACGGTATAAGCCCAAATTCCTCTAACATTGTCACTAGCTGATGAATCAAATTTCATATCAAATTGTTCAACTATAGGAAGATAATTATCTTCTGAAATATTTATTTCATTTTTATCTATAACACTTTTATAATTATAATTTTCTAAATTTGCAACAAATTTATTTCGTAACAATTGTATTTTCTTTCGATCATCATCCGTAAATTTGTTCTTTGGAAGTTCTTCTTTTCTTTGCAAATACGCTTTCCATTCATCAGCAAGTTTTACCAATGCTTTTTTCTGTTCGTCTACAAATTTCATCAAACTTTCCAAATGATCAATTTGCGTCTGAAATTCGATTTTTTTATATATTAGAGCCTCTGACAAATTATCATCTACAGAATATAAATCACTTCTTATTGCTTTTGCTAATTTTCTCAACGAAAATATTTTTCCATGCAATAATTGCAATTTTTTGTCCATATCTTCTCTATTTTTTTCATGACTCTCCTTTGCATATTCCAACATCTTCTTTTGTGCATTCAAATGACGAATATTTACATCAATGCTCATTATCTCTATTCCTTCAACATTTGGAAGTAACGAATCTGAAATTTTTTGATGACAAACAGGACAAATATCTTTAGACGTTGAGCAGTTCAATTCGGATCCTAACTCTCGAAGTTTAGCTGCATCCTTATTATTTCGTAAATCATTATTAATAATTTCTAGGTTATTATTTAAAGTTTCAATCATCGCCTTTTCATTTATAATATGATCTCGCAACCACTTTACGTCTTCCTCGTATGATGCTATATCATTTTCTGTTTTATTTAATTCCTCTTGTAACTTATCAAAATTATCAACCACTTTTGGTTTTACGCATTCAATTTGCGAATATCCTTTTTTTAATTCTTCTATATTCTCTAATATATTTTTCTTATTTTTTAAAATCTGTATTCCATTCAAGTCGATTTCAGTTAATGCACTTGGTTTCATCGGCACCCCAATAACATCACAATTCTCTTTAAAACATGCGGTAACAATATCATTTACCACTTTTTCCCAATCTTTTTTTATTTTTGT